CTGATAGAGTTATATTACACATATACGATTTAGCAGAAAATTATCTCGGTAGTAGTAAACCATCAACAGAGTTTGGTTCAAAAAAAGATAGTGTAAAAGAAGAACAAGAAAATCCTTTTCAGTTTGGTGGTAAGAAAAAGAAGAGAAGGAGAAAAGGTAGAAAGAAAAAGAGAAGACCAGGTCAACAAGACATTCAAATAGATTCAGAAAAAATTCTTGAAGACATAGGATTTGGTTCAAGTGAGTTTGAACTTGAGATAGATTATGTAAGATTAATCATTGGTAATCATCCAGAGTCTGTTGAGGGTGGATTGTATATAGAAAGTATTTCTACTGCAAGAGACGAATTAATACTTAGAACAACAAGAGAGTTATCAGATGGTAGTGGTGAATCAGTAAATTCTCAAATATTAAATTACACAGATTTTCCAAATGGTACAATGGCTGAAAAGAGAGTAGCAGCAAGAGATACTGGACTTGTAATAACAGAAGAGGGAATAATAGACGAATTATTTTTAGACTTTGATTTTGGAAGAAGATATCAAGTAGTAAATTTCTTTGCATCAGAAACCGATGGTGTTGGTGAATTTGGTGTAAAATTAGATAGACCATTAGAACAGAGTATACAACAACTTGAACAAACATATGTTTATCAGAAAATAAAAAATTCAGAAAAAAGAATAGTTGATTTAAGAAAAGGACCAGAAGATAAAGAATTTAATCAGTTAAGAAAACCAAACTATGATGTTGACTTAGGAAAACAAGTTGGTAGTGATGGTAGTTTTAGAACATTTAATGATTTAATCAGTACTCAAGAGGACACATCTGATAAAGTATTAAGAGATGTTTTAAGTGGTTCTTTTGGTGGTATAAAACTTAATATAGATTATAGTGATTACAACCAATTTGTAAAGTATAGTTCTGCTCAAGAAAGATTAGAAAACTTTGTTTACAAAATGGAGTTGATTGAAGACTACGATAGACAAATAGGAGAACTACAAGCATCTGGTGCTGCAACTTCATCGGCTCAAGTATTATTAGATGTTTCAAATATACAAACTAAGAAAAGAAACTGCATAGACAAATTTACAAATTACGAAAAATATCTATACTTTGAAAGTTCAAGTTATCAGAGTAGTTCTTTTGGACAAAAGTTTGACGCAGCATGGCCTAAATCAAACTCACTAAAACCATTTCTAAACTATTCTGTAACATCTTCACAAGTAGTAAATTGGTTGGGTAGTGTAAACGACCAAACTGGACAATACTCAAGTGCGAGTTTATATGATGCTACAAACGGAAGTGGTTTCTTACTCAATGTACCAGAACATATAAAATCAGACCCAAGAAATAACATTATGTTGTCTTTCTTTAATATGTATGGTCAGCATTTTGATTTACTATTTCAGTATGCATCTCATATCAGTAAAATATCAGATAGAAGTAATAGTGTTGACAAGGGTATGGCAGCAGATTTAATTTATCATGTTGCTAAAAACATGGGAACCGAATTATTTAGTGGTACAACATTTGATGATATTTGGGATTATGAATATGGACATAATGTTTCTGGAAGTTATCAATCAACTGGAGCATTAGAGTCGTTACCGAAGAAAAAAGTAACTCAAGAAATACTAAAAAGAATTTTAAATAACTTACCTTTATTATACAAAGGAAAAGGAACTGAAAGAGCACTTAGAGCACTAATAAATTGTTATGGTATACCTACTACAGTTCTTCGTATAAAAGAATATGGTGGCCCTAAAATTTTTAAATCTAAAGATGAGTTTATTGAAGAAACATTTTTTGATTCTGCAGTAAGAGTGGCTCAAAACGACCAAATAATAATACCTTGGAAGACAAGTAGTAGAAATGATTTATATCCAAACACGGTGGAGTTTAGATTTAAAGGAAAGAAGTTAGGAAAAAATGAAAACTATACAATAGTTAGTTCAAACGATGGTAACACCGCAGGTAATGACCATTGGAGAATTGGATATCTTTCTGAAAATAGAACTGATGAAGATTTAGGAAGGGTTTTCTTTGCAGTAAAAAGTGGTTCTGGATATGTATTTGAGTCTTCCTCAATATTACCTATATTTGAAAACGAACACTACAATGTAGCAGTTACAAGAGTTTCTTCAAGTGGAGACCAGAGAACTAACGAAACTGGACAATTCGTAGATAGGTTTAATATTCATGTTAAAAAGTTTAACAACAATAAAGTTGCACTAACATCTTCATTTTCACTTGATTTAGATTCTGTTGCACATAACAATTTATTTAAGGAGTGGTCTACTGGTTCAAGACTGGTATTTGGTGGTACTGGAAATGATACAACCTCTACATACTCTGGAAGTGCATCAACTTCTGGTAGTAGTATTATTACTAAAAGAGCATCTGGGTCGTTTCAAGAAATAAGGTTTTGGAAAGTAGCATTAAGTAGTAGTGTCGTGGATACACATACACTATCACCAAGAGCATTAATTAGTAATAACTTAACAAGTTCGTATGATGACTTAGTTGGTAGATGGTCATTTTTATCTTCTTCTAATTTTGCAACAAATCCAACATTTTCACTTGATGGTCAATACAACAGAGATGACTTGTGGGGATATGCAACAATGTCTGGTTTTACTGGGACTTTAAATGCAGATTTTGAATTTGATGAGCAGATATATTCCACTCCAGTTCCTAATATTGGTCCAGAAAGATTAAGTAGTACTAAGATTAGAATTGAGTCAAGTAGTTTAGAGTTTGGAAACTTGTCACCATTTAAAAGAAGTGAAGTTAGTGCTTTTGATTTTGCTCCAGTTGATTCCAATAAACTTGGTGTTTTCTTTTCTCCAATTGAAATAATAAATAGAGACATTTTATTTGATTTGGGTGGTGGTGATTTAGATGGATTTATTGCTAATCCAGATGACCAGTACAAACCAGAGTATTCACAATTAAAAGATTTAAAAGAGTATTTTTTCAAGAGGTACAATGGTTCTTTTAATTATAGTTTATTTATTAGAACAATATCAAGATTTGATAAATCACTATTTAGACAAATAAAGAAAATGTTACCTGCAAGAGCAAAAAGTAATGTTGGATTTTATATTGAATCTCATATATTAGAGAGAAATAAACAAAAGGTTGCAAATAAACCAATACCAGAAGAAGTGTTCTATGAACAAAAAATAGATATTGGTAGTGAACAAGATGGTATAATAACACCAAGTGGAGAAAATAGAGCATACACTGGTAGTTTTGAGAATGAGTATATCAAAGATTTAAACGGAGAAAAAAGAAATTATGTAGGTGCTTTTGACACCACACTTGTTACAGAATTGTTTGGTGATAAAAGAGATTATGTGGGATACATAACATCAAGTAAAACAGATTACGACACAAGTGGTAATTTTATACAAGATAATTTTAGAAATAGATTTCAACAACCAGCACAATATAATAGAACAATACTTGTTACCTCTCAATCTGGTCAAGTTGGTCAAGGAGAGTTTAATGACCAGTTTATCATCACTACATTTAGACCAGACCAAAGACAACCACTTGGAACTGTAATTACTGGTTCAAGACTATCAACTCTAAAACAAAAGAAAAATTTATTTTACTCATCATCTTTAAGTGCTTCTATAGACCAAAGATTAGGGTATTTAAACAATCACTTTTTTGCATACTCACAATCACTTGAGTTCGCAGAATTTCAAGACTACAAACCTGGACAAGATAGAACATTCTTTATAGGAACAAAAAATACAGACGATACTACCATTGATGGGGGTCCAGTAGTGGAAGTAAAAGAAACAAATCCAAGAAAACTTAAGGTTAAGAAACCTGGATTCAAAGGTGGTAACTTAAAAGTGAAGTAAAATGAACAAAAACTACACAACCAATATATTTATTTATGATTAATATTATACAATTCGGAGACATAAATCATGGGATATTTAGATAATTCTTCAGTAATAGTTGACGCTATACTAACTAAAAAAGGAAGAGAGTTATTAGCAAAAGGAAACAATCAGTTTAACATCACAAAGTTCGCATTGTCGGATGATGAGGTTGACTACTCTCTTTACAATCCAGCACATCCACTCGGTACAGACTACTATGGAATAGCAATAGAAAACTTACCAATGTTAGAAGCGTCTCCTGATGAAACTACAACAATGAGATATAAGTTAGTTACCTTACCAAAAGGTACACCAAGAATCCCACAGATTACAATACCTGGAGGAGCAATAACTTTAACTGGTCCACAAGATGTGAATATTCCAGTTCAACCTATAACTTCTACTCCAGGTGATATTTTTCAACCTAACCAAAATCTTGGATATACTGCAATACTACATAACTCCGATGTAGCAACACTTGAAGTGACACAAGCGTCACCAGGTGGAGATGCAATTACAGCACCTACTTTCTTATCTGATTCTGAAGTAAGAGAAAGTATATCAAAAGTTGGTTTAAGATTTAGTTTGAGTTATAAGACTCAAGTAGATGCAGATTTAACAACAAAACTAACTATTATTGGAAACGAAACTGGTGGTCAAGCATCCATAAATGTGACCTCTTCAAAACTAATAGTAGAAACTACGAATAGTTTAGCATAAGGAGTAAACAATGGCTGAGTATGGACAATATGGTAACACTAATAATGTAAACATTCAAGCTTTAGTTGAAGCACAAGTTCAGCAGAGATTAGCAGCAATTGAACTTGAAAAAAGAAGAATGACCAATGGTAAAGTTTACTCCAGGTTTGACAGTGCAACAGATGTTGTAGGAAATGTGAAAGAAGCAGTATCAGCAGGTATATGGTCTGATGGTAGTGGAACACTTTCTTCATTCTTTATAAATTCAACACAAAGTGGAAGTACAGCAAGATACTTCTTAGATGTTTCTAACTTAACACTTGGGAGTTCTGGTTCAGCAGTACAATTTTCACTTGCATATGGAAATAGAGCAGGTAGTGGTTCTCAAATAGTAAATGTAGATAAACCAACAAAGGCTATTTACTCACAATATTCACAGACACTATTAGCAGCAAATGATGGTATCTTTACAATGGCAGGTTCTGTAAATACAGATGAGATTCTTATCTTAAACTTTGAAAGAGCAAGACAGAAAGAAAAAGTTGACCCAGGTAATTGGCAGTTAACAATTAGTGGTAGTTCTGGAACAGAAGGTAAAGGTGGTCTTAGAACTTTTATTGATGATAGTGGTGCAGTAACTAATCCTACTATCAATGAAGCAGGAAGAGTCTTTAATATAGTTAGTGGTAGTATATCAGCAGGAATTAACACTGCAGCAGATTCACAAACTGGTGGTGGTGTTGGTCTCTTTTATCCAGACCAAGGAATACTTGTGTTTAACGCAGGTCAGTTTAGACCAGGTAATGGTTTGGATATTGATTTAAGAACTGGTGGTCCAGCAGGTGGAATTGGTTCTGGTTCTGGAACACATAATGATAACACATTTAAATTCTTTACGGCAATTAGTGCATCGGGTGCAGCAGGAAGTGGATTTCAAGCAAGAAACGAAGAAGATGTAACTTCAACTCACTATTTTGTGAGAGTTAGAAACCAAGAGTTTAACTATTCAAATAATCCAACTTTTACAAGTGGTTCAAATGGTTCGTTTAGATTTTCAACTATGAAAGATGACCCAAGAGTTTTTATAACTACTGTGGGTCTATATGATGATGCAAATCAATTGTTAGCAGTTGCAAAATTATCTAAACCAATACTTAAGTCCTTTGCAAAAGAATTATTAGTGAAAGTTAAACTTGACTACTAATATGATTATGTATGGACATCAAAGTATTCCAATCAATAGACCCAGGTGATTATAAGGTAACACCATTTGTAGCAACAAAAACCATTTCGGTAACAGACCAAGATTACACCAACAACGGAACAAAGATGTTTCGTGGTGTATACAAACAATCAAGGTTTCAAGACCAAGGATTTTACTTACATAATATATCCTCATCTGCATACTCACGAGATTCATTAGAAACTGATTATGGTCTAACTTCTAATGGAGATGGTGTTGATGTAAATTACCACTTTATAAAACAGAGGTTTTATGGTTCACAAAATCCATACGAAAGTTTTGGTGGTAACAATGATGCTGAAGATAGATTTCTTGGGTCAAGAGTAAACTTAGTATCTGTTCCATACAATGTTGTCGGAGAGGGATTTACTCCAGGAACAATTTTAGTTACAGATAGTAGTCTTGGAGAGGAAAGAATATTAGTTGATGACAAAAAAGGAAACCTCATTGATAACTCAGTAACTAATTTAGCACCATCATCTTCCTTAGTAACTCATTTTAATTTCAATGGTGAATTTATTGATGGGTTAAATTTGTCGTTAGAGTTACAAGATACAAATAAGAAATTAGAATTGTACAAAGAGACAAATGATGTAAAAGGAAAAGTAGCCAAAAGTGGAAATGATACCGATTTAAAACTTTATAATATTTCGTATGAAACTGGAAAGTGGGGGTTGGGTGCTATATTTAGTGGTTCAAAATCTTATGGTAAAGTAGAAGATTCAAAATACTTTGATTTTCCAAAAAGTTATGACTTTGCAATTTCAATGTGGATTAAGATTCCACCATCTCAATCTGTTACTACAAATTCATCTAACTTTATAATAGGAAAAAATGGAAATGGTTTTT